AAACCAAAAATATTGACTACATTGGCATCAACATCCATACGATCTAGTTTCGTAACTGTCATTGTGTCTTGATCTAAGCGTAAACCTTTTTCAGCAAATAAGGTTTCAATAGGTATTTTAATGTTAAGTGTCTTAAGTAGTTCCTTAATGCGATTAATAGTCCCAGGCCAATCTGCAAATGGATCTCCAACCATTTCATCTAGGCTATCTAGCAACAAAGCCAATTCAGCAGCAGCAGCCTCAGCTTTGATTAACTGACCTTCAAGAATAATGGCTCGCTTTACATCCTCATCAAGAATGGCTTGCATTAGCTCTAGGCGTAGGCGTTCTACATCATTAATCTGACCGCCTAAGGCAGCAGCAATTTGTATACGATCCATTTCAAACCGCTTATTAATTTCATCAATAATCTTAGATTCTATATTTTGCTTTTTCTTCTCAGCTGTAATCTTTTTTTCATTGGCTAACTTCTGTGTAGCTGTTTGTTTCTCAGCTCTTGTTATTGCGTTTTGCGCTCTTAGCCTAGCCCTGTTTTGTTCTGCTTCTTTTCTTGCTTGCTGACCAGCTAACCTAGCACTTGCTGAATCCATAGTAGGAACTAGCTCACCAGTAACAATAAATCCTGCACCGCGCACTAATGCTTCAAATACATTTAATACGCCTTGAACTGCTGAACTTTTTTGAATATCGCCAAACACATCAATAGTTGTTTTGCCAAAATCAATGACACCAGCTGTTAAACTGCCTAATGCTTTGCCTAGACCAATAATGCTTTCCTGTAATTCTTCAATGCTCATATCAGATTGTTCAATACCTGATACTAAACCCTCACCAAATGCTTCTTGGGCTTGTCCAACGGCTGCAGTTAATCTAGCCATCTTGCCTGCGAATGTATCTACTGCTCTACCAGCAGCACCATCAAATCTATTCTGTAGATCCTCTAATACCTCATCAAACTTTTCCACCACCACCAGCTGCACCCCATTCAGGTGCAGTAGCACCAGAGTTAACTTTAAGAACCTGGCCAGCTGTGCCAAGGCTTAATTTAGTAAAAGTATCTGCACCAGTTCCATAAACAAGATCACCAGCAGCATCAAATGCAGTTGCAACTGTGTTGGTAACAATTGGTATCGGCCCAGTACCACTTGCAACAGATATTCCTACACCAGCTTGCACTTCAGTTACATCACCAGCACCGCTAACGCCTACCCATGCTGATCCATTGTAAACTTCAACTGCATTAGTATCCTGTAAATAAGATACCATTCCTTCAGCTAATACGCTGGTAAGCGCGCTGGTGCGAGCAGCAGCGGAAGCAAACACCATAACTGTTTGCTCATTTAAATACGTATTGACCTGAGCTGCTGTTAAGACATCACCTGTCTGAAACAGCTTATATCCTGCGCCTGCCATTATTTCTCCTTAGTAGCTCAGACTATCTGAGCCTAGTATACCTGATACATCTGAATCTAGGACAAAACCTGCCAATAATGGCTCCGTTGTGTATAGCGTAGTCATCCAGGATGATTGTGTTATGTCGTGATGGATGGCGTTTACCAAGCTAGATTGAACCACGCTGGATGAGCCAGGGGTAGTCTTGGTAACTGTAACGCCATCTAGTAGTTCTATATCTATGCCTGCTAGCGGTTTATTGGGGTTAGCATCATCGTATAGATTAAGCTGAATGCTGTCTATGCGTATTTCAGGGTCTTTGCGTGTGGCTAAGATGCCTTGAGCCTGATTCAAAGCCTCTGCATCTGTTTGAACTAGTATGCCTGAGCGTGTGCCTGAATGAAGGAAGAACTTATCAATTGAATCTTGGTCAAAGGCATTTTGAGCTGTACCGCCTAAACGTGTGATAGTAACGTCATTAATAAGCGTAGTATCATCTAAGGCTACTACTGCATTGGTGTAGGAGATGTCCACGCCTTGATCACTAAACTCATAGACCGGGAAAGCTGGGTTAGAGATTAGGTTGTTACGGCTGACAAAATCTACCTTCCCATTGACATCAACAAAGATGCCGCCAAACTCGCTCTGCTCTACTGTAAATAGGGCTTCTAAGGCATCTCTAGCGGTTCCTGGGTCTGCCTGTAGGGTGGAATCACCAGCATCTACATTTCGTAGGCTTATAGGCCATTCTATGTCATCTAAGATGGCATTCACGCGAGCGCCTGACAGCTGCACCCCTGAGCCTGCTACTGTGTCTATCGCTGAGCCTGCAAGAAGCTTAAAGCCATCTACGCATCTAAGGGTAACAGTGCTTAGTTCCTCGTTACCTTGCCTAAAGCCAGTATCATAATTGGTAATAAAGCCTGAAAACAGGAAGTAATCATTGTTGGCATATGTAGCAAATATAATTATCTGCCTTAGGGGAACTAGGTTGGGATAGTAGGCGCTATTAGGGTTAGTGGGATTCCAATCACCATTTTGATCATAAAGAACTACGTTAGCCGTTCCGGCTTCAAACTTAGATGTTATGCGATTACGACCCCTGCGTATGCCTATTTTAGTTACTAGGTTTGTTATCTCAACTGGCAACGTGCCTGAACCTAAAGTATTTGTTCCCAATATGCCTTCAGTTGCACTACCTAAAATAAGTGGGTTAATTTCAAAAGCGGTATCGCTATCAAAGTCAACAAACACTCTTACTGTAGGGGCTGGCATTATATCGCTATGCTTTGTAGTAGCAAACCTTTTCCAGTTTTTTGATATGTATATTGAATATCAGTAATCGTTTCAGCCAAATCTTCAGCTGTTGTAACTGAGCCTTCAACATTGACGTTGATTACAGTTGACACAGGGTTGCCTTCAGCATCAAGACCTAATTTAGCAAACAATGCTTCTAGTATCGCTCTGTCTGCTGCTGCTTGCGATTCAGCCAATGCTCTTTCAGATTCTAATAAAAGCAACAGAGCCTCAGATTCCCCTAGTATAGCCTCAGCATTAGCGGCAGCCGCTTCAGCTTTTAATCCTTGTGATACTGCATGTTCTAATGTTCCAGGCGTAAACTTATCATCTTCTGGATCGTCAAACTTTTTCTTATTAGGATCAAAACCAAAAATATTGACTACATTGGCATCAACATCCATACGATCTAGTTTCGTAACTGTCATTGTGTCTTGATCTAAGCGTAAACCTTTTTCAGCAAATAAGGTTTCAATAGGTATTTTAA